CGCTTACCCTGAGCGTTGACGAACCCGCCTCTGACGTCTTTCTCAAGCGCCTCCAGAGCCTCCTTGCTCAGCAAGTCAGGCCGCTGGTACTGCAGCAGGGATTCAAGGTAGTGCTGAGCAAAAGGCAAGCCGGATGGCATCTTCGTGTAAGAGGCAATCACCGGAGCGTTACCGTACTGCTGAGACGCCCTGCCTGCAGCCCCTAGAAGCCCTGAGGCAGCGCTGAGGTTAGATGCCCATAACTTCTCATCATCTCCGTAGCGAGGGCCACCATGCAGCGTTACAGGCCGCTCAAACTCAACGTCGCCAATCCCACGCAACTCGACACGCGCCAGTGACGGATCACCCGGCAAGCCAAGCAATACGCTACCCTTCTGCTGCTCCAGCGTCATCGGGGGCAGCGGCTGCATGGGATCGACCGCGCCTTCAACGACCCGGCGCTCAACGGGCAAAGTCTGCTCCCGCTTGAACTGCTTCTGGCTCTTGCCTGCAAGCGTCTCCGCGCTCTTCTCTTTGCGGGTCAACTCACCAGCGATCTGCGGTGCCATGCGCTCGGCATACGCCTGAATCTGGGCTTCACTTAACGGAGCGGCACGAGGCATCAGCGGGGAATTAACGCCGCCCTTAATGACTTCGTTCAAGCGCTTTTGAGCCGCCAGAGCCGCAGCAGTGTCACCCGCTTTGGTTGCGGCCTTGATCTCACGTTGGATCTTTTTTAGGCTTTTCAGGATTGATAAAGTCATCGTCACACCGCGTAAGGATTACCCTTCTTGCGTCCGTAATATTCAACTTCCCGATCTTCCTCAACGTAAGGATCTATGTCAAGGAAACCCGCATCCCTCAAGTACCGTAGTGCTTGCGTGCAACTGTCTACAAAGTCATCGTGCGTTGACTCAGGGAAGCTGCAAATCTGACTCACAAACCCTTCAGCCCAGTCACGCACGTAGCCCTTCTTCACCGTGCTCTCAGGGATCCACACCCGCTTGTGCGCGATGATGTTCGCCACAATCGACAGCCGCTGAATCTTGTCCGCCCGTCCGGGGTTGTACGCCCTCACAGGCAAGTGCGCCCGCTGTAAGTCTTGGATCAGGCTAATCCCAGCAGCCTTGTCTTCAATAAGGACAAGATCCACCTTCTTTCCACCGACAAAGTTTCCTCGCTCTTCATCCTCGGGGTCAGCCCCATACGAAACTTTGAACTCCTCAAGAACCTTCGGACGGAGATCCGGGTACTGAAGACGGTCTTGCCACGCATCGATGAGCATGACAGACATCGGGCCGTCTTGAGGCTTAAAGACTCCCCAAGTGGTGGCGGCGGTTGGGTCATTGACAGTCTTTTCGGTATACGCGCAGTCATAGGATTGGATGATGTATTCGAACTTAGGAAAGGGTTTGTTGGCAGGCCACAGGCGGAAGTGCTCACGCTTGACCATCCCACCTTCTTCGGGGTCGATCAGCTCAGCGTAAATCTCTTGCCGTCCTAGCTTGGTGCCCTCGTACTGCAAGATTTGTTTGCGGAAGTTGTCGGCGAGGTTGTCGAGGTTCTCGTAGGTCGAGGCGGTCACCAGCGCCACATCGTCGCCAGCCCTGTCCACCAGATCGAGGATCAGATCCTTCGGCCTCGGGGTCGTGGTACAGATCAGCCGCACCTTCTTACCCAGACGCAGGCCGAACTGCATCATGTCCCAAGCGTCCTGAAGATACTCCCAAGCCGCCAGCTCATCGCACCAGCCACCGTGGAACTGAGGGCCTCGGAAACGCTCGGGCTCACTCGCCGGGATGCCCTTGATCAGGGAGCCATTGATCAGCACGAGCTCGTGGAGCGCCTTGTTGTAGTCCTTGATCAGCACGCTCGGGATCACTGAGAGCAGGCCAGAGTCGCCCTCAAAGCAGGTCGAGCGCACATCAGAGGAGGTCGGAGCAGCCACAACCCAGCGGGTCTCAGGATGCTGCCACGCCCACCAGCCAAGCTGTTCCGCAGCCGTCCTTGTCTTACCAGCGCCTCGACCAGCCAGCAGCAGCCAGATGTCCCACCAGTCGCCCGAAGGCAGAATCTGATACCGGTGCGCCTTTAGCAGCCATCTAGTGCGCCACTCGAATGCAGCCCGATACTCCGCCGGTAGCTTCGCGTACTGCGCCCGAGTCGCAGGGTCTTTGAGGATTTCAACGAGATCGCTCATCGCCGGATCTTCAGGTAGATCGCCAGCAGCAGGCCAGCACACGCAGCCTCAGGCTTGCCAGCCACCGCGAACATCAAGGCTACGAAGACAGACAGGAACTCGATACAAAGGATAGCGATGTCTACACCATCCCAGAGCGCCTTCTCATGCTGGCGCTGGGCAAGCGCAGCTTTGCGCTCGGCGATGCGGATTTCGAGGTCGTTGATCACCAGAGTCGGTGCTGACAGGTCGTGCCTACGCATCTGGGCTTGGCAGGCAGCTCTAGCGTCAGGACGGCGAAGTAAATAGACAGGATCGCAACGATCCCCCAGTAGATAGCTAAGATAGGCCCAGTCATTCCCCGCCCTTTCTAATCATCGCGGCAATCGCCAGCGTCCCGTAGCCCTCAGCCCCCAGCTTCTCAACCAGTAAGGCGCAGGCTTCGCGCTCAGCAATCACGGCAGCGTCAACCGGGAACCACCAGCGCTCGAATGCGGAATCGAGGACTTCGGTCAGCTCGGCTTTCTCTTGCTCGGTCATCTCAGCTCCCGCACCTTCTCAGGCTCGTCTTGCCGTTGATATTTACTCTGGGTCTTCTTGTCGAGGCAGGCCTTGCATATCCACCGCTTGATCTTGCCCCGCTGCTGTTTCTCACCGCCCTCTTCTGCCCGAGTGAACTGGCAGGATGTGCAGAATCTCATTTTGATTGTTTGGTCAATTCTATGTTCTTCAGGACGGCATCGAACACGCTCGTGTCTACCTTCATCTCTAGCGGGTTCTCTGCGTCCCCTGCGACGATCTGGCGGTCGCCGTACTTCTTAGGCTTCAGCTTCGAGGCTACCCATTTGCGGGCGTCTATGCGGTTCTTCTGCCATGTGACCCAGCCACTATCTGTGCGGCTTATGCCTTTGTCATCAACGATCTCTGCAGGGTACTCATCTGCAATCGCTTGTATCTCATCGGCTAATGTATCTGCTTGCTCTTCTCTGGCCTTCGCGTAATTGTCTGAGAATTGCTTATTCTGCAACAGCCACAAATAGACTGTGCTGTGCACGGGCATTCTGTCTTCCATGCAGATTTGGCGTAATGACTCACCGCAAGAGATTCTTGTGCATATCTCTGCGGCGATCAGCGGGTCATACTCGGTCTTGCGACCAGCCCGCTTCTTTGGCTTTTCTTGCTCACTCATCCGAATAGCTTCTTTAGGAACTCGGCTGCGGCTCCCGGGCCTAGCAGCACCATGATCATTACCATGTACAGCAGGTACTCGATCCTCTGCATACGGTCTGAGCCCTTGTCGAGGCTGTTGGCAATATGCTTTGCGCGCTCTTCACAAACGGCTTCATGTACGGCGAATCGAGTCTCTAGATCCTTTTCCATGTTGCATCTCAGCAATTAAGCGGTCGTTGCTGGTTGCTCGGTCGCAACTTCTTGTATGGGTAACTGCGGTAAGGCCTGCTCCCGGATATTCGCAATCAATGCAGCCGATTGGTTGAAGGGCAAGCTACCTAATAAGGTTAATAGTACGTTAACCTCATCTAGGTTGTAAAGCAGGGTAATCTTGATGTCTTTGTTCTCCATCTCTCTCTCCTTATGTGCCGCCATGTTTTAGGTTCTTACTAAATTTCACCCAAAGACCCCCCTACCCCACGAAGGGATAGAGAGGGAAGGTGCTTCACCCCACATAAAGTGGATCGTCATGCTACGGATTGGGTACCGTATGCCCCTCGGCTTGACGATAAGACCAGCCGACCGGATTCTTCGGGAACTGCCCCCTAGCCTTTCGGCATACCGGCTACGCTTTCCTTCCGCGCCACCACGATTAAGGTGCTTACTATCGTGCGGAGTACGGGTAGGCAAGCCAAAAAAAAGCCCAGTTAAGGAGGCTTTAGGCTTGGTTTGCCGCATACAAGGGGCGCTGTATCACCGATCTTGTAGCTTTGACGAAGCCGCCTTAACTGGGCGTTCTCGCTATACAGAGCTGTCTGCCCGGCACCACCCGTAAACAGATAACTGGATTAGACCAGACTTTCACGGACGGTGCAAGAGGGTGTCGGTACTCGCTGCGTCCAACAGGGCGAAGGGGAGAAGTCCTGCCAGCATCCGCTTTCCCGACTGGTATGGAGACCGGCCTGCTACGTAGGTTCCAGTCTACGTGGACGGGGGTAATGTCCAACCGATCTCCATGCCACTCGGTGCTGTACGCAGTCGGCTCAGCCGCCGTCCTTGACGTCTTCGTTGTTCATAGCCCTGCGCTGGCTCAACGAGGCGTCAGTCTACCTACTTTTCAGCATTCACGAGTTTCATCGCGTATTCCGCTATTTCCTTGATACTCGCCGAGCAAGTCCCGTCCTCAATGATGTCCTCCATCGCAGCCATGAGGATCATCTTGCTGCAATACTCCTCATACGCCGCATCAGCTACCCGATTGAAGTCTTTTTCTATTTTGTCAATTACTTGCAAGTCATCCATGTTTTTTCCTTTTATTAACCCATACCTTGCCAGACCACGCCCCGCCAAACATTGCAACACCAGAGCCAGCCCCGCCAAAATTTTTAATCTTGAGAAATATCAAACTTAACAACATTGAAACGACCAAACGTAGGACGGAAGTCGCCAATCCCAACTAACCGCCCAGCCATCGACAACGTGTCTTGCAGCCAGAACTGGTCAATGTATTCCGGCACCAGCACCATCAAATCAAAATCCAACCGATACCCAGCAGACATCGCAGGACGCACTCGGTTTACACCCGCCCGCTGAATCACCACTCGCCGCTTATCCTCATAATCCCAATCCTTCTTGCCAAACGATGACAGATTGGTAAGGCTGACCACACCCGCTTTGGTCAAGTCCATCGCGCTCTTTCGAGGGCTTCTCGGGTCTTGCTTGTACTTTGCCGCCAGAATGACCGACTGCCGCAAGTATTCCCCGGGGCAGCACAACTCACCCTTTTCGTTACGCCAAACGTAAGACTCAATGTCATCCGTCTTCTTTGCCGCTGAGTTCTTTGCTGCTTTTGCTTTGGTCTCAACCGCCTCGCAGTTCCAACGGTGGAACAAAAAGTCTGCGCTGCCCTCAATCGTGACATGCGCTATATACGGCAAACCATATTCAATTGCAAATTCGCCGCCATTTGTTACGTCTGCTACTTGTTTTGCTTTTGCCATTTCTCTCTCCCTAAGTTAAAAAAGCCCTACCCGATCATGCCTCGCCGAACCACGCCCGACACAACCACGCCGTGCCACAGATGCTTACGCATCGCATAGCAGACTCATTGAACCCGCTATACGCTGCATAACAGCTCCATACCGCACCGGAACGCGCCAGACCTCGCCAAACCTGACAAAACCAAACCGTACCCTACGACACCACGCCATTGCCCGCCGTGCCGCGCAACGCCCCAACACACCATGCCGGACATCGCACAGAAGCCTCGTAGAAGCCGCTGTACGCTGCATAGCAGCCCTTACCTAACCACGCCGAACCGAACATTGCCTCGCCCAACCGGACATTGCCCAGCCATACCTGACCATGCCCCATTTGTAATTAATCAACACCCGCTTTACCCTGCCCCGCCGGAGCGGGGCTGAGTTGATCAGAAACTTGGGTTCATTTCGCTGCGGTGACCGTTAACCAGAGACCACATGCCGCTATGCACCCAGTTAGCAGACTGGCGACGACGGTAGAACTTTTGACCGGCGGTCGTGACGATCAGGCGGAAATTGGCGCTGATCGACTTGATGTGACCGCATGGGTAGTAGTCACCATTGAAGCCGTAAGACACTGGCTCACCGACCTCCGGGGCCTCGATAACGTCAAAGCGAGGCCAGCAGCCTGCGCCCGAATCGATGGGCAGGTAAGTCTTGCCAGTAACATTCTTTGCCGACTCAGCGATCTCTGCTGCGTGCTCTACCGACTCGATGTCGTGGCGGGTCATCCAGCCCGAACCGTCCGCGCTTTTCGATGCCCACTGCTTGTCGCCCTGTGGGTACTCGGTGACCACTGCGACGACTTCTTTCTCTGCATTTACTTGGAAGTGCAACATGATTCGCTCCTTTTCGCATCCTGACCAAAGTGTCAGTGGTGTAATTCTACATTAAACATTCAGGTACGTGTCAACATTTTTTTTCGTGCTTTACTTTGACCAAAACATTGCTCACGAGCTGGGCTAACTGCACGGCCTCTGAAACATCCCCACCAAGGCCTTTAAACGAGCTCAGGAACGCTTGAACGTCCTCAAGCACCCGAACTACCTCCTCGCGTGGAAAATCGCTCATATCCTCTCCCATGACCTCCCTGAGGTGCTCTATGGCCTCCTCAGGGGTTGCCCCATATCCGCAGTCGTCCTCAGCACACCCGCCCTTGGGTACAGCAATGAAGCGGTACTGGGCTAGGTTCAAAGGGTTGTAGGTTTCCCAGACCTCGTACATTACTCGTCTCCGTAGCGGTCGTCGTACATTGCGTCGAGGCGGGCCTCCTCGCGGTCTTCATACCGCTCCAGCTTAGCGATAGCGGTCTCCAAAGCCTTGATCATGCGCTTGGCCTCAACAGGCGTGACGCACATGTAGCAGCTACCGTTAGGTACGTGCATATTGACCCAGACATCCTCGCCCTGCGTGTCCACCCAAATAGATTGATGGCGCTCTGCACCGTTGATTCGAATTGATTCCATGACTTCCCCCTTGAGATGCCGAGGTTTCCCCCGGCTGATTAATTAAACAATACGCAACTTGCCCGACATTCCGCGAGACTTCAAGGCTGCAATGATTTGCTCAATCACGGCCTGTCGCGTATCGCCAAGAAACTCAACTAATTCGCCTTGCAACTCGGCGACGTTTGTGCGGATCGGCAATGCCTCGCACTCGCCGATGAAGAAAGTTTTGCCGTAACCATTGGTTTCTTCAGAGATAAAGGCTTTTACGATTTGCATGATTACCCCCTGATTAACGTGAAGTAACTTTGACTGAAAACACGGCGCTGGTCTTGGTGTTGTCGGCGATGGCCTTTGGCAATTCTTTGTCGTCGTAACCAATCTTTGCCGCAACTGCTTGCCAGTC